CAGACCCCTCAGTCACGAATGATACCGGGAGCCTCATTTCAACAGCGATTATGCACGTCTTCCGAGGCGGCGATGATACCGTAGACGTGGCGTATGCCTCTGCGACATTCGCAGCCCCCTCTAGTCCATTTGACGTTACGGCCTCAGAAATCACCACAATTACCGATGGCGCGTTGGTGTTTGTCTTTTGGGGAACGAATGACGATAACACCTGGGCCTTACAGACTGCCGGATGGGCAAATCCCGGAGCCGCGCAATATCGTAATACGTCCGGTACGGACCAGAGCGCCAGTACGGCATGGAAAGAAGTGGCGTCAGCCGGTCTTACTGGTGATATTGTGAACAGACAAGCAACCCTTGGTGGGGATGCTGGGTCTTACGGGATAATTGCGTTCCAACCAACTGCTGCGAGTGGGGGCACTTCTCGCTCCTACCCTCGCGGTTTATCTCGCGGCTTGAGCCGTGGTATCTCAGGGTAGAGTATAATGGCTATTCAAATTCCTTACGGCGAACCCTATCTCGTAACAATGCCGGTCATTACGGCTGGTGCTCAGAACTTCGGGACGGGGCTCACACTCGCCGCAGGGGACGTGACCCTACGGACGAACACACAGTCACACACGGCGGTCCTGGCTCGCTCAATAGAGTTTACCAGCGGCAGCGAGGAGCCCAAGGTGGGCGATACGATCGCTGGGGCGACAAGCGGAGACCGAGCCCTCTATCTTGGAGCGGCTCTCTCGTCCGGGACTTGGGCCGGTGGAGATGCAGCCGGAGAGATCTTTCTTGGAGCATTAGACAGTGCTGCTATTCCAGCCTTCCAGGCAGAGAACCTCAACATTGAGGGGGGGACCTCCAACGTGGCGACGATCGGCGCAGCACTAAAGGCTGCTGGTATCGTTGCAGAAATTGGCACCTCAAAGGAACATGCGATCGCCTTGACGGGACCGGAACTCGAGACCGATCGAGCGATGTTGTTCTTTGTTGACCAGACCGCTACAGAGGAATGGGAGGAAGACGCCCGTGAAATCGAGACCTACGGACATCCACTGGCGAACGACACGCGGGGAGTCTTGTGGGCAGGTTACGTCGGTCAGAACAACCTCTATACGGCAACCGGGGTGTTTACGGACACCCAAACAGTTGTGATTGGGGGTAAGACGTACACCACCCAGACCACCCTTACGGACGCGGATGGCAACGTGAAGATCGGCGGGGATGCGACCGAAGACATGGTGAACCTCGCTTGTGCGATCACACTTTATGAGGCTATCGACTTCACTTCGATGTCCGAACGGCCTTCGAACGGAGACACGCTTAGTGGGGACACAAGTTCGGCTACCTGTGTAGTCGAGGGAGTTCTCGTTACGTCGGGCACCGTGGCCGGTGGTGATGCGGCAGGATGGATCATGGTATCGTCTGCTGGAACACTTCAGGCCGAGAATCTGACGAATGACACGACCACGACGGCTAATGTCATGACGATTAGTGGTGACGTAACGGGGTCGGGATCGCGGTGGGCGGCGTCGATGACGGCCCATACGCTCGTTAAGGCTGCTGCGACCGCGAGTACGACCATGTTGATCTACACAAAGGACGGGATCATTCCACAGCGCATCCCGTGTACGGAAACGCAAACCAACGGGTCGTGGGGTAATGCGGCCATGCAGTCGAACATGGACTCCTCGGGAACGTGGGTAGATATCCCCGATACGAACAACTGGGACTCCCCGACCAACGAGAGTGAGGCCAACGAGCATTGGGTCGAGTTGGTGGACGAGAGCGGGAGTTCTACTTCTGGGTACATCAATGGGACGGACGTAGCCGGCGGAAGTCTCTACCAGGGTATAGGGGACGGTAAGACCTATGATATCCGTGCCGTTCGCCTGACCATGAAAACGGGATCGGCGTTCCGGCTCAACCTGACGGGATCTTCTCGTATCAGATATTCGATCGTTGCTGAACGGGAGGCTCCGTCAAGAGTGGAGTCTGGTGAGTCCGGGGGTACGGTGGACGCGAACGTGACGAAGATCAACGGGACAACCGTGACTGGCGACGGTAGCGCAACGGCGTGGGGGCCAGCGTAAATTGAATTCGTCGGCGTGGGCTGGAGATAGCTGGGTTCTCGCGTCGTGGGCAGCGCAAACCTGGGTTGGCGACGACGACGACGTACAGGGGACGATCACGATGATTAAGATGGCCAGCTTTACGGGGATCCTCGGATGATCGATATAACGGACATACTCGGATGATCGGGTTGTTACCGTCCACCTATCGATCGGGGTCTCGCTGGCTCTACCTCTCGTTCCGGGACGCCTACAAAGACATCCTGAAGATGTACCACGAGGCCCCGTTTGACGTGTTTCATACGAAACCTGGGTTGAATACGGGGTGGCCGATCGCTCGGGACTTAGAGGCATACCAGATAGCGTTTCCGGAGATCCCCATCATCCAGGTGGTCCGGAACCCGATCGACGTAGCGAGAAGCGCCCATAGGAACGGACTGGACGATGCAGAAGTGGCGTTAGACCTGTGGTTTGGGACGCATTACAAATTGGCGAAACGGGCCTTTCCGCTGGTGAAGATCGAAGATGTCTGGTCGAAACCGGCTATATTGCACGACATGGCGGGGCATATAGGACTGCCATATAGAGACGAGTTGACGGATTGGGCGAATACTCCCTCTGGGGGCGCAACGGCAGCGGTGACGGTGCCGGGCTTCAAGATCCCTCCGGATACCCAAGATCTCGCTCAGGAGTTTGGGTACGACCTCCCGGATGAAGTAGGTCCAAAGACGTACGAGCATATCTTCGCCGGGAAACCCCGGAAGCAAATAGCGCATGTGGTAGGGGTGTAGGGTATGTGGAAGAAATTCGAGGATTGGGTCAGGCCTGTGCATGTAGGGTTTGTCCTTTTTGTGGGCATCGTGACAACGGGATACCAAGTGGGACGAACAGCAAACAAAATCGACGACCTGGCGACCGCGACCGAGATGCACGCGGAACTGACGGGGCATCCGCAGATGGAACGGTGGGTAGGCCGTCTTGAACGAGAGATTCAGGGGTTGAGTGTGGTGGTACAGACCCAACTATGTCTCGAATTGGCTGACCGCAACAACGCGAACTGGAGAGAGTGTCTGGTGACTCCGTAATGGCGTTTCCTCGCCCGAACGAACTTGTCCACATTCCGTTTACTGAGGAGCAGGAGGCGGATCTCCGCAACTACCTCCGGACGGAAATCGACGCAATGGTCTCCGACCGGGGGCCGTTGGTCGAGAAGTGGATTCGGGAGATCGAACTCTACGAGGCGAAACCCAAGAACGAAAAGGACTTCCCGTGGCCTGGGGCGTCCAACATGATCGTGCCTATCATCGGGTCGATGGTCGATACGATCTATCCCAGGATCTATTCAACGATCTTCGGGGTCAAGCCGTTGATGACCGTCGAAGAGAAGCATCCCAACTGGGCACAACACGCCAAAGACCTCCAGTTCTACCTGGAAATCGTCAATTCGGTGGATCTCAAGGTCGAGTCGATTGCCCAAAGCTGGTTCCTTGAAGCAATCATCCACGGAACAAGCGTCGTGAAACTGGTCTGGGACACGATAGAGACCGGAACCAAAACCTACAACGAAGAAGGGGAGATCGAGAGCCAAGAGAGTGAAGTTGTGAAAGATGGACCGGCCCTCTATCGTGTCCCCCTGGAAGACTTCTTTATTCCGCTGTGGGCCAACTCGATTGCAGAGTCTCCGATCGTCGCCCACCGGATCCGTACCTACTGGGGAAGGCTGAGAGCCCAGGAAGATAGCGGGCTTTACGTCAACCTCGACCAGATTGAGTACTCGACCGACTGGCGAGCGAACGACCTGGAACGGGCACGGCAAGAGCAGGAAGAGGCGATTCCCAGCTACGAGGACAAGTACGAGATCTACGAGTGCTGGTTGGACTATGACTACGATGGGGATGGGGTGGATGAGCGGATGGTGGTCACGTTCCATCTTGAAACGGGGACGATCCTGCGGGCGCAGTTCAACCCCTACTGGCACCGCCGTAAGCCGTTCCGGGAGTTCATCTACTGGCCGCGTTCCGACCGGTTCTACGGGATCGGGATTGCCAGTATGATCGAGCAGATCCAGGATGAGGTCTCGACGCTTCACAACCAAGGTATTGACAACCGGACGGCCACCAACACCCGGATGTGGGAGGTCCTACGTGGTAGTACAGCCGATCGGACGTTTGACGGGACGGCTCCTGGCCGGAAGATCAAGGTAGACCGTCTCGGAGAGGAAATCCGCCCACTGGAGTTCGCCTCCAAACAAGACGGGTACTCGGACGCAGAGAACAACGCGGTCCGGTATGCACAACACCGCACAGGGGTCAGCGATTTCCTCTCCGGGACCGACATGGGTGGTGGGGGTCGAGAGACCGCCACGACGACGATGGTGAAGATGCAAGAGGCGCGGACGCGGTTCAACTGGACGATGGATTCGGCACGACAAGCCTTATCGGATATCGCCCAGATGACCCTTTCGCTTCTCCAGCAGTTCGGGGACGATCGACGGTTGGACGGGCTGATGGATGAGGCTGCTGCGGACAGGGTGGCGGAATTCCTCGCCTTAGACCAGCAGGAGGTACAGGATCGGACGCAGGTGACGGTGACGGCAAGTACGGCTTCATTGAACAAGGAAGCGGAAAAACAGAATCTCATTGCGCTCGTGCAGTTAATGACACAGCACACGCTACAGTTCGAAATGCCGCTGGTCCAGTTGATGTTGAACCCACAAGCCCCACCGCCACTCAAGGAGTATGCGTCGTCCAAGCTGAAGGGTCTCCGGACGCTGTTTGACCGGATCCTCCAGACCTTCGATGCCCGGAACGCTGACGAGATCCTGGGGTCGCTAAAGGCCCTCGATATGATCTTGAGTCAGCCTCCGTTACCACCACAACTACCACCTGGCGGGGCTCCTCCCGGTGGTGCTCCCCCAGGAGGGATCCAGTGAAATGGCTTTCTCGATTGATGGGAATTCGCCACAAGTCCCTACCGGAGTTACCTTTACGAGTCGATCATCGAGAGCATGACCCTCGAGGCCACGAATACGACCCTGCTGAAAAAGCAGCACTCCGCGTCTTTGTGGAGTCTCCTGAGTGGTTAGGGTTGGTACGGATCTACGAGACGGAGTTCCGTGTCTGGGTGGACAGGTTGGTCACCGAACAGGACTATGGAGAAATCTGTCGGCATCAGGGCCGGATCGACGGACTGCGTAAGATGGTAGAGTGGCCCTACCGCATTCTTGAAGGAAAGGAATAGTCTACATGCCCGATGAACGCGACGTTTTGGAGCAGGAGTACGGGGAACTGGCGGGCTACGAGCCTCGCCAGGCTGTCAAGCTGATGACGGGATATCACTCCCAGCTTGCGGAGCAGAACCGTGCGAACCGCGAACGTATCGAGGAGTTGGAGGCGCGGCTCAAGGAGAAGGAGACTCCTCCACCCCCCAAACCCAAGGTGAACCTGGAGACCCTGAAGGGGGATGACCAGGAAGCGGCGGCGAAAGCGTTGGAGGATTACACGAGACAGACGGCAGAAACCGTGGTAAACGAGACGCTTGGCCGTCAACGGCAGGATCGGTTTCCTCGGGATCGGGCAGAGGCCATTCGGGAGGCGCGGGAGCAGTTCAACGCGGCGGGCGGGAACTTCGACAAGTACCAGAAGGCTCTCGAACAGTACATGTCCAAGGCCGACCCAGCCATCCAAACGAATCCGATGTCCTGGGTCCAGGCGGCGACCTTAATGGAAGGCACCGAGTCGATGAAGGCCAGGGCACAGCAAGGCAACAGGGAAGGTAGGCCATTTGTGGAGACACCAACCCGCCGGTCACCGGCAGAAGGTGGAGGAGATGGGAAGTACTTCGAGGATCCGGCGGAACGCAAGGAACTCGAGGAATGGGACCGCGTGACGGGGCAGAAGACCAGTCCCGCAGAGTGGCAGGAGATGCGGGACAACATTCACAATGTTGACGAGTACGAAGCGTTCGTACTCCGAAACGCTGAGAAGGCAAAGGGAGGTCGTCGTGGCTAAGGACACCCCAAAACGCTCAGGGATGCGGGCAGAGTCGGCCAAATCTGCCACGTCGGACGAAGCACGGCGGATCCTAGATGACCAACTAGTCCAGGGTCGGCAGGTCACCGATGAGATGACGGACGCCGAGATCGTGGAGATCGCCAAGCTGTACAAGGCGTCCTCTCCTATCAAGATCCCGCTTCATCAACTCGACCCGAACTTCGCCTATCGGTGGATCGGGAAATCGGTCAAGAACTTCCGGAGACGGCGTGGCATCGGGTGGACACCTGTGACCAAAGCCATCTTGGAAGAGGTCAGCAAGGTGCCGATCGCCGATCTACATATGGGGACGCACTTCGATCCGGACGGACACTTGAGTATAGCAGACGACCTTGTGTTCGCCTATATTCCAAAGCGCACCGTAGATGCAATTGCGAAAGCGCATCAACTGGAGAGCCAGGCCAGGATGCGGGCAGGAAAGCAAGCGTTCCACGAAACCGGGCAGTTGGCCGGTGTGCAGACGTTTGACAAGTCTGGCTAGGTCCGCGTAGGCGGATTGGGAAAAGAGCATAACATGGCTTTCATTCCTCGCTACACCCTCACTGGAGCCCCCGCGCCCGTACGAGCGTACGCGATTGCGGCCTCTGAAGAGTGGGATGTGTATGATGTGGTGGCACTGAACGCGGCTGCGGCTCTGCTTGAGCCAACGGCAGCGAACAAGGACGTACTTGGTGCGGGCCTTGGAGCGGTTGGGAATACCACAACCGGGCAGTCTGATGCGGACGAACTTCGTCCCTATCTGTCACCAAAGACGACCGGGAAGCATGAGCCGGTAGCGTTGTTTGTCTTGGGGTCGATCTTCGAGACGGACGATGGCAACTCCGCAGGAACAGCGGCTGTCGAAGACGTTGGCGAAAAGGCCGACCTGGAGTTGGTCTCAGGAGCGTGGGGTATCAATAACGGTACTACCGCTACCTCAGCAACGCCGAACTTCTTGATTGTGGACATTGAGCGCACTCGCGGGACGTATCTGGTTTCAGCCGATCCGATCGCAGTGGCCGCTGTCTTCCAGGCGATTGACGCTGCGGTCTAGGTGAAGACAAGGATCTGATATGGCTTTTCATTGGGTTGGCAGAACAGACGATGATTTACAGTGGTCTTGGGACGCCAGCGAGAAAGCTGTTCGGACAGATAACTTTGGCTTGGTTTACCCAAGCCGTCTCGCCCGAGGCGTCCAAGGGGGGCGTCTCGGGACGAGATCGGCGGTAGCCGGGTTCTGGGTGGCCGCCGATGCCGATCCGGGCAACCCTGTGCCGGTAGGATGGACCGTTGGGGATCTCCTGATGGAGTCGTCATTGAAGCAGGGAGAGGCTTCAACGGGAGAGATTCCACTGGAGGCTATGACCTCCACCACTGGGAACGTCCTGGCGATAGCGGCCTCGACGATCACACAACAGTACGGGTACAACTCGGAGGTGCCAGAATTGGTGCCGTACAACAAAGAGCATCTCGGCTCTAGCGTGATCTCTATTGCTACCAGGGCTCCCGCTGAAGTCTATGTCGTCGAGACAACGACGCTTGCTGCGTCAACGGATGTGAATGGGGTCACACCCACCACAGCCCATATTGGGACAGAGGCCGCACTTGATAACTCAAGTGGCTGGCAGTTGGACGTTACTGGGTCCGGAGGGTTCCGGATCACGAATATAGATACAGATCGGGGATGGTTCATTGGGACGTTTATGAACGTCCAAACCAACCCAACCGCGTAGGCGGGACAGGAGAAGGATAGAAGAATGGGCTTGACAAAATTTCCACAAGGCGTGTCCTCGTACGGGATGCCGGTGATTGGCGCTGGTCCGCTGATGACGTTTGGCAAGATCTTCTTTGTTCACGCCGGAACGGGTGCCACAGGTAACACGGGTCTGGACCCTGACCGTCCGCTCACAACGATCGACGCAGCCATCAACAAGTGTACAGCTACGTCGAGTACCTACCACGGCGAAGATGTCGTGGTCGTTATGCCAGGACACGCGGAAACGATTGGCGGCGCATCAGGAATAGACTACGATGTCGCCGGAATCACGGTTATAGGTCTCGGGCGCGATGGGTTGCGTCCGACCCTCACGTTTGACACTACAACGGATACAACCGCTGTGGGAGCAAACGGTATCCGGATCTCGAACTTGCTGCATCTCGTGGCGGTAGACGCCCAGGTAACTATGCTGGACGTAGACGCGACCACGGGCCTCGAAGTCTTGGGGTGCGAGTTCAAGAACGTCGAAACCGACGAAAACTGGCTGGATCCAGTGGACATTGCCGATGAGGTGCAGGTCCGGATCAAGGATTGCTATTTCAACGCGGCCCTGGGTCAGACGGGTGGACAGAGCTGTATTCTGGGCACGACGCCTGACCGACTGGTAATCCAGGGTTGTTATTTCGACGCCGATGCCGCGACTGGCATCATCGAAATGGGAGCAGGTACAAACATCCATATCGAGAGCAATTACATTCGGAACCGCAGTTCGAACGATGAAGCCATCGTGATTGCTGCGACAGCAACCGGCTGGATCAACGACAACTGGATTCGGTTGGCGGACAACGCTACCAACGTCACGGAAGCGATTTCTGACGGTGCTGGTGGACTCACGTTGGACGTACAAATGGGACGTAACTGGGTGGTCAACGCTGATGGTGAACGTGTGCTTGAGCACAACCAGACGGCAACGACTGACGCCGGTTAAGTAGAAACGAGTGACGGGAGCTATGCTCCTGCGAGAATAGTTCTCGGTCTCGAGAAGGAACTGAAAAATGGCAATGGGAAGGGGCGCATTTCCGGTATTAACTACCAGGTCCGGACTGAAGAAGGTGTATTTTCAACAGTACGCGGCCCACAAGGAAATGTATTCGGTAATCGCCAATGTTCATAACTCAACTCGAGGGTTTGAAGACTTCGTAAAGGTCTCCGGCATGGGCCGGATGGCACAGATGGGCGAAGGCGAGTCGATCTTCTACGATCGGGCCGTTGAGTCCTCACGGATTTCGGCTGGTCATGCGATGTTCGGGCTGGGATACCAGGTGTCTCGTGTACTTCATGATGACGAGCAGTATGGCATTATGAAGCGTATGTCTGAGGCGCTGGCCCGCTCGGTGCGTTACGAGCAAGAAGTGCGGTTTTTCGCGGTCTTCAACGATGCCCAGTCCGGTACAACGTTTACCGGTTTTGACAGCAATGCGTTGCTACACAACTCGCATACGCTGTTGAATTCAACGAGCACGGCAGACAACCGCGTACAGGCGGATCTGTCGATCAGTTCGTTGGAGGCCGCTGTCGATCTGTTTGCGACATCGGTGGACGAGAGCAACATGAATGTCGCTCTTGATCCTCGGGCATTGGTGGTTCCGTCACAGAATCGGTGGCTGGCTTCTCAGCTACTCGAGTCGGAATACGACCCGGAGAGTGCGAACAACGCGGTGAACCCTGTCCGCGATGTCGGTCTCAGTTGGTTCGCGAGTCCTTTTATCACTGATACGGATAGCTGGTTTATCCTGTCCGATAAGAGCGACCACGATCTCGGTTTCTACTGGCGGTTGAAGCCGGAAGTTGACGACACAGAGGACTTTGATACTAAAGGCCTCAAGTTCTCCGCAATCCAGCGGTTTTTAGTACACTGGTCGGAGTTCAGGGGTGTAGTAGGATCAATGGGTGTGTAGTACCATTGGGGGGCCGCAAGGCCCCCTGATGTTCTTTTTGGAGGTGTGATGGCGCTGAGTCTTGGGGCGTATAGGTCGAGTGTACGTGCGGTCTTGGGGAACCCTCCAACCGACGTGATCTCTGATGAGGAGCTTGATCGGGATATCAACGCTGCCTATTACGAGATTTGTCGGCTATTTCACCATCGGCGGCTCAAGCGGGATACGACGTTCGATACCGTCGCAAGCACCAACGAATACGCTTTGCCTGCCGACTACTTCTGGATGCGGGTAGTCAAAGACGATACCAGCATCCTCAAACTGGACCACAAGTCACTCTCTTGGATCGAAGCTCGCGAAGACGGCACGGAAGGACCACCGACCGCCTGGACGACGGAGGACCAGAACCTACGGCTATGGCCGACTCCTGACGATACCTATACGATCCACGAGTGGTACTACGCTCGGCCTTCTCGGCTGACAAGTGTGGATCAGGAGGATGTATTGGAGGAGGAGTGGGAGGAGATCATCGACCGGGGCTCGGAGGCTCGGGCGTTCTACCGTATCGGTGAATACGACAGGCAAATCCATGCCAAGAATCTTCAGCGGAGCCTTATCAACACTATCACAGAGACTCAGGACTTGGAGTCGGTCCTTGGGACTGACATCGCTGGTCCGTTGGATTCTGTGGATTATCCGGCGACGTAGTATGCCGATCTACCCGATCGACGGGGACGGGAACCCCATCGTCCCGCCTGAAACCGCAACGTCTCAGCCGAGTCCGGGCCAAGCAGAACAGATCTTCCATAGACTCAACGTTGAACAGCTAGAGGTTACTGGGCAATCGAGAGCACGAGCCCATTTCGGGTTCCTGTCCGGTATTGGGATTAGTGGTGGTGGTGTCCGAACCGACTTTATTGGGGCGATCGGGAGTGTCGATACTGGTGTAGCGGCAGAGCGAACCGCCCTCGTAACAGTCGCCAGTACGACCCTTTACGGTGGGTACTGGTATATGCAGACAGTTGCTGCCGCCCCGGCAGCTAGCGCCAATGTCGTCGGTACTCGCGTACGGACAGAGGCGGGTAATACCTCAGGGTCACTCAATCAACTGTTTGGCATTATCGGTGAGGTGAAGGCCAGTGGAAGCGGTGGGACGGTGGCTGCTGCCTACGCGATTCAGGCAGATGCCCACACAAGTGCCGGCGCAACGATCACCGATATGTACCTGGTCAACGTTCGCGATGTCTCCAATTCCGGGACGATCACGAACTTGTACGGCCTCTACGTGCAAGATGTGGACCAGGGTGCGACTCTCAACTACGCCATCTACACGAATGCGGGACTGGTACGGTTTGGAGACAACCTCACTCTGACGAACGGGGACTTAGACATTGAGTCCGGAGATCTACTGCTCGATGGGTCGTTAAAGGGCGCAAACCTGCGCCGCCTGGGGATCAACACGGCCTTTAGCGAGGACGTGGGTATCTTGCTTGCGCCACAGTTCGCAAACGCCAACGCGACGGGTGTGGGCGTCGATATGTTCTCAGGAGCCTCGGGAACAGCGGTAAAGGGTGTGGCAAGTAGGGTGAAGGCGAGCAACGCCGCAACGGTCACGAACGCCTATGCCGCCTTTCTCCAGACCTCTACGCTTACAGGTACAGGTACGATCACCAATAACTACGGCCTGTACATTGAGGCCCAAACGGCGGGCGGGACTCTCAACTACGCTATCTATACAAATGCCGGAACGGTACGCTTGGGCGGTGACCTTGTGCTCGCTTCCCAGCGCACGGTTACCTCTACGGGAACCCAGAATGACTTCGATATCGAAGACGACGTGCACATGGAGTGGGATGGGGGAGCGGGTGGGGCGGTAACCTTCAATGGCTTCAATGGACCCACAGCCGGAAGGTTGTTGGTGTTATCGAACGAGTCTACGGCTGGGATAGGTGGGAACATTACGTTGAATCACGACAACGGGGGCTCTACTGCGGCAAACCGCATTTGGAGTGCAACTGCCGGTGCGGTAACGGTGCAACCTGACCAAACGGTCTGGTTAATTTACAGCGGCAATTTGTCTCGATGGTTGATTACTACTCCACCCATTTAAGGGGAGTTCGATGAACTGCAAACTGACACTGAGCAGCCGACTCTTTCTGGTCGGCCTCATGCCCCAACGGGGATCACTTGGCGCACTCTTACTCGGGAAGTCCATCGTGGACAAGGTGTCGCCTACGGCCCAGCAACTCGAGAACGCGAACTTTCGAGAAGTGGGGCCAGGACAGCACCAGTGGGAAGATTCCGAGGATACGGTCGGGTACGACTTTGTGGACAACGAGGTGGAAATGATCCAGAAGCAACTCCGGGAACTGGACGCTGCGGAGAGCTTGGTTGCTGGGCATATTCCATTGGTAGAGGCGTTTGGGCTAGGTGAGGAGTGAAGAAGTCCGTCGTCCTTGCGGTTACATCGGATCATCATTGTGGCAGTACCGTGGGCATGTGTCCTCCGCAGGGCGTAGAGCTAGATGACGGGGGCAGGTATCTCCCAAGCGAGCCCCAGAACTGGTTGTGGGACAATTGGGTTGACTATTGGGACTGGGTAGCCGCCATACGGCGGGAAGAGAAGGCGCGGCTCTGGTGCGAATACAACGGGGACTTGGTAGACGGCGACCATCACGGGACGGCGCAGATCATCTCACGGCACCCGGACGCCCAATCTTACGTGCGTACGCAGGTGTTCGATGTTCCCCGGAAGCTGAAGCCGCAGTATCAGTTTGTCGTACGGGGTACAGAGGTACACGCCGGAACCAGCGGTTCCGAAGAGGAGTCGATTGCCCAATGGATGCGGGCCGCTAAGTGCGCGGAGACCAACGCCCGCTCGTTCTGGCATCTCCGGTTGGAGGTGTTCGGGAGACGTTTCGATTTTCAGCACCACGGGAAGATGGGTACATTAC